TGCCAATACTTAGCAGCTTTTGTAGGATAACGATTGTCTTGCAATACAGAAAATCTAGCTTCTGTTTCTGTTCTAAACATTTGTTTCTTAGTCCAAGTATCTCTTAATTCTTCAACCATTCCTTTGAAAGAATTTAAATCTTCTTGTTCTAATAAATTATTTAAATGTGTTTCTTCTTTTTGTATTAGATCTTTTAAGTCTTTCTTATTTGACATTGACATATTGATATACCTTTTAGTTTATTTGTAAAGTATTAAGAAGTTGTAAATGTTCTAACTACAGTAGAACCTGCACCTGTCCACTCCTCCGTTGCAGTTCTCATTTGATTTGAAGATCCTTCTCCACCAAAAGATATAGCAGCAGCAGACGTTCCTGCTCCTGCTTGTCCTTGATAATAAACAGGCCCACTCAAATCAGCTTGTTCTGACCAAGATGTTCCATTCCATAATTCTGTTTTTCCTACATTTCCTCCAGCAGGATCTGATTCATGACCTCCAAAAATTAAACCTGAAGTGTTGTCAGCTCCACATGATCCAGCTCCATTTCTAACTGCATTTGTATCAGCTACTTCTGTCCAACTACTTCCATTCCAAGATTCTGTAAGTGAAACTCTTGATGGATCTTCTCCAGTAGTAGCTAAAGCAGAAGTTTTTATTCCAAACCCTGCTAAACTTGCTCTTGCAGTATTTAAATCTCCCACTTCTGTCCAACTACTTCCATTCCAAGATTCTGTTATTACTTGAATTTGTCCTGGAGGATAAATTCCTCCAAATGCTAAACTTGATGTATTATCTGCACCAGCACCTGAAAGATTATATCTTGCAGTATTTAAGTCAGCTACCTCACTCCAAGAAGTTCCGTTCCATGATTCTGTTATATTTGTTACAGGCGGAGTACCTCCAAAATGTAAAGCTGAAGTTTGTGTTCCTCCTGATCCTCTTGCTGCATAACCTCTACCAGTATTTAAATCTGCAACTTCTGTCCAGGTTGTGCCATTATATTTTTCTGTGTTACTAATATTAACACTATATGGTGGACTACCTGGATTTGAATTTCCACCAAATTCTAGTGCAGCTGTTTGTATTCCTGCTCCACCTGGTGATCTTCTACCAGTATTTGTAGTTCCACCAGTAGCCCATGAACCTGCTGTAGTAACAGAAGCACCTTTTAAAGCACCTGTTGTTGAATTATACCAAACTTGTCCTTCAACAGGATTGCTAGGATCAGATGATCTTGATTCTACATTTGTTCCAATTATTTCTTTGTATGTTGCCATAATTAATCTGTATCTATTGTTTGTGTTAAAGGAGCACCAGGCCCTGTCCATTCTTCAGTTGTGCCTGAAATTCCAGGTGAACCAGGTGTATTACCACCTGCTGCTAAAGCTGATGTACTACCAACTCCACTAGAAGAAGCCATAGCATTTCTTGCGGTACTTAAATCTCCATCTTCAGTCCAACTAGAACCATTCCATAATTCTGTTTTTCCTGTATTTGAAGGAGTTCCTCCTCCAAAAGCAATACCTATTGTGTTGTCAGTTCCTGAACCTTCTAAAGTTCTTCTAGCAGTATTTAAATCCGTAGTTTCAGTCCAAGCTGATCCATTCCAACTTTCTGTAACTGCTGTAGCTCCAGGTAAATTTCCTCCATAAGCTAATGCAGAAGTTGTAAGTCCATTTCCTGCTAACTCATTTCTTGCAGTATTTAGATCGGCTACCTCAGTCCATGAAGACCCATTCCAAATTTCTGTTACAGCTGTTGTTGGATTACCACCAAATGCTATAACAGAAGTATTATTAACACCTCCTCCAGCAGTTTCTCTTGCAGTATTTAGATCAGCAACTTCAGTCCAAATACTACCATTCCATGATTCAGTTATTGCTGTGTAAGGTTGTCCGCCAAATGCTAGTGCAGATGTTTGTACACCTGTTCCTCCTAAAAGTGTTCTAGCAGTATTTAGATCACTTACCTCTGTCCAACTTGTTCCATTATAAGATTCTGTTTGTGCATATACAGGTGGATCACCTTCTCCACCAAAAGCTAGTGCAGCTGTTTTTGTTCCTGCACCTGCTGCTCCTCTCCTAACTTGATTTAAAGTTCCACCACTAGACCAAGAACCAGATGTAGTTTGACCTTCTAACTTCAAAGTATTTGTGGTTGCATTATACCATACTTGACCCTGCACTGGATTATCAGGATCAGTAGTATAGCTTACAACCTTTTGACCGACTATGCCTTTATATTCTGACATTTAAAATTTATTCCTCCAAAGTTACATCTTGTGGTCTTTCGCCAATTCTGTTGATTTTTTGTTCGATAGTTTCGCCATCAATAGCATTATCGTTATCCCATGCTGTTTGACTAGCAGTTACTTCTGCATCAACAAGAGCTTGTGCTTCTTCTTTTGTTTTAACAACACCAGCAACTTTAGAAATCCAAAGATTTCCATGTTTGTTGTATGCTGGAATTTGCCAAACATTAGCAGGATAACCTTTAAAAGTAATTCTCATAGATTCTACATGATCTATAAAACCTTTACCCCAGTTTTCTGCTACACAGTATTGATATGTTTTTGTCATAGTTTTACCTCCTTAATCAGTTAATACTTTAGTTGCGACAGAACTTCCATTCCATTCTTCAGTTAATGATAAAAAAGGTGGATTACCACCATATCCTAAAGCTGATGTTGTTGTTCCATTATCTCCCATTATTTGTCTTGCAGTATTTAAATCATTTTGTTCTGTCCAAGCTGCACCATTCCATAATTCTGTTGCTCCTGTTACGCTTCCACTATTTCCACCAAAAGCAAGTGCATCACTATTACTAGGCCCTGTACCTGATATATAATATCTTGCAGTATTTAATGAACTTACATTTGTCCAAGCTGAACCATTCCAAGATTCTGTTGCAGATGTATAATTTGGAGAAAAATTATAACCACCAAATGCTAATGCAGATGTTTGTGTTCCAGCACCAGCTAAAACAAATCTTGCTGTGTTCAAGTCTGCTACTTCTGTCCATGAACTCCCATTCCATGATTCTGTCAATGCTTGTTGTCTTGTTGGAGGAGTAAAATCATCTCCACCAATAGCCAATGCTGAAGTATTATCTGCACCAGCAGAACCCATAGATAATCTTGAAGTATTCAAATCTGCCACTTCTGTCCAAGCAGAACCATTCCAACTTTCTGTTACATTTGTTGTACTATTACCAGGAGGTACAAATCCCCCATATCCTAAAGCTGATGTTTGAGTGCCATTACTACTGTGACTATTTCTTGCAGTATTTAAGTCAGCAACTTCTGTCCAAGAAGTTCCATCATAAGATTCTGTTACTCCTGTTCTAGCATCAGGGCCACCTGTTTCTCCTCCAAAAGCTAATGCTGAAGTGTTATTTGCTCCTGCTCCACATAACGCAGCTCTAGCAGTATTTAAATTTGCACCAGTAGACCATGCACCTACTGGAATACCTGTATTCCATTCTTCGGTTGCTGATGATGCACTTCCATCATAACCACCAAAAGCTAAAGCAGCTGTTGCAGTTCCTGCTCCTGTAGAATTTTGTCTTGCTGTACTTAAATCTGTTGTTTCAGTCCAATTTGTTCCATTCCATTCTTCTACATTTCCAATAGAAAGACCAGAATTAGATGGATTTGCTCCTCCCATTGCTAAAGCAGATGTTGAAATTCCTGCTCCTGACATATTTTCTCTACCTGTAGTTAAATCAGTAGTTTCAGTCCAACTACTTCCATTCCATAATTCTGTATTTCCTACATTATTATTAGGCCCAGCAATTCTTCCACCAAAAGCTAGTGCAGCTGTATTTATTCCTACACCTGCTAGTATTGTTCTTCCTTGATTTAAATCTGCTACTTCTGTCCAACTTGATCCATTCCAATTTTCTGTGTGTGCTTGAGTTGGAGCTGTACCTCCACCAAATGCTAGTGATGAAGTATTATCTGCACCTGCTGCTGCTAAAATAAATCTTCCTGTGTTTAAATCCCCAACTTCTGTCCAACTACTTCCAGCCCAAGATTCAGTTTTTGCTGATATTGCACCACCTGATTCTTCTCCACCTATTGCTAATGCAGATGTCTGAGTACCATTTCCTGTTAATGCAGATCTTGATGTGTTTAAGTCAGCTAATTCTGTCCAACTTGATCCATCATAAGATTCTGTTGCTCCTGTAAGCGGTGGAGATCCACCAAATCCTAAAGCTGCTGTTTGTAAACCTGCTCCTCCAAAACCAGCTCTAGCTGTGTTTAAATTTCCACCTGTACTCCAAGCAGATGTGGTATTAGGATATTGATATTTAAAATGTTTATTAGTGCTATCGTACCAAAGCTCACCTTCAACTACACCAGGTTTATCTCCAGCATAGTTGGTAACAGCAGTTCCAACTGTTTGCTTATAAGTAGCCATGATTATTTAACCTTTAACAGCCAACCTTGTGTAGAATCTGTATAGACTAAAGTATTGGCTGACCTTTCTACTGATACAGTTAAATCATCTGTAGAACCATTTATTTTTTCAGAACCATTAGCTGATATTGTAAATGTATTAGAATCAAAAGTTCCAGCATAATCTATAAAACTTACAAAATCTCCTAAAGTTCCTGCTGGTAAATTCATTGTAATAACTCCACTTGTAGTGTTTACAAAATAACCTTCACCTGCTGTTGCTGTAAAAGTAGAAGTTTTAACTGATTGCCATTGTTCTCCACCAGATACTTCGCCAAAAGATAAGTTACCTGATCCATCAGTTTTTAATACTTGATCTGCTGATCCATCTGCATTTGGAAATTTAATACCATCTAAATTTAATTTACCTGAACCTTTTGGTGTTAATTTTAAATCTATATTTGTATCTCCACCAGTTGCAGATATTTCAGGTGCATTACCTGTTGCTGCATTAGCAATAGTAAATTCATTAACAGCCGAACCTGTAGCTGTTAAATTAAATAATTCATTTCCATTTGTGTCGTCAATTTTTGTTCCAATTTTAGGAGAAGTTAAAGTTTTATTTGTGAGTGTATCTGTTGAAACTAAAGATACTAAAGTAGAACTAGCACCAGCTGGTAATAACATTTCATTTGTAACAGAAGCAGAGTGAGGTTGAGATTTTATAATTTGACCATGTGAATTAGATTCACAATTTAATTGTATAGCACCAGCATTTGTATTTCCTTTAACAGTTACATGACCAGTACCTTTAGCTAATAAATCTAAATCAATATTACTATCACCACCAGTTGATGATAAAGTTGGATTACCACCTGTTGCAGCATTGGCTACTGTAAATTCATTTACTGCTGAACCTGTTGCTGTTAATTTAGCTAATTCATTTCCATTGGTATCTAAAATAGAAGTATCAATTTTTGGTGTAGTTAAAGTTTTATTTGTAAAAGTTTGTGTTCCTGTAAGAGTAGCAACTGTTGAATCTATTGATATTGTTCCAGATGATGTAATTGTACCACCATCTATTCCTGTGCCAGTTGCAATAGATGTAACTGTTCCAACATTAGCTGGTGTAATCTGAGAGTAAGTTATGTTGCTAGATCCTATTGAAGCACTAGAATCTGTTGTGCATAAAAATATTTTATTATCATTTGCTGTACCTTGATTAACTACAACCATACCACCAGATAATTCAGCTATAGTATCATGTTCAGGATCTCTTGATGCAGCACCACTTGATACTGCTAAATATAATCCATTTTCTGTAGCATCACTTTGATCTTTTACTAAAACTCTATCTCCAGCTACAAGAGTAACACCATCAATACTATCACCAGCTTCTAAACCATTCGTTAAATTTACATTTGCTGTAGTAGCACATTCAGCTATAATTCTTGTTCTTAGTCCTGCTACTGCATCATCTACATAAGACTTAGTTGCAGCATCTGAATTATTTGATGGATTTCCAAGACCAGTTATTGAACCTCCAGATATTGAAACACTATCAGATGCTTGAGTTGCAATAGTTCCTAATCCTAATGATGTTCTTGCTGTTGATCCTGTTTCTGCTACCCATGTTGAACCACTACCAACAATAAAGTTACCATCTGTTGTAGCAAGATCACCAATTGCAGTTAAGTTTGCATTTGAAGCACCTTTGGCATCTAGTTGTGTTTGAATATTTGAACTAGCACCATTTAGATAACCAAACTCTGTATTTGAAATTGTACCATCATGTATTTTTGTAGCATCAATAGCAGCACTTGCATTTATATCTGCATTAACAATTGCACCATCTGTTATTTTAGCAGAAGTAATTTGTGAGTCAGCTATCTTAGCTGTAGTAATTTGTGAGTCTGCAATGTGTGCAGTATCTATACTACCATCAACATAATGTTCAGAGTTAATACTATCATCAGCTATTTTTGTACCATCAACTGCATCAGCAGCAATTTTAGCTGTTGTAACATTTGCATCTGTAATTTTAGCAGTAGTAATTTGTGAATCTGCAATATGAGCTGTGTCTATTGAACCATCTACATAATGTTCTGAATTAATACTGTCATCTGCAATTTTAGTTCCATTAACAGCATCACCTTGAATTTTTGATGTAGTAACTGCATTATCTCCTAATTGTGTTGCACCAATAACTTCACTTGGAATAGATGTATTTGTTTTTGATAAAGCACCTACATAAAGATTTGTAATAGCTTCACTAGATAATGAACCTGAATCCCATGTTACATTAACAGTTGTATTGGTTGAAAAAGATGATGAACTAATTGTTCCAAAAATTGTTCCTGGTGTACTAGCAATTAATTTAATTCTTCTTCCTGCATGATAAAAAGAAGTTACATCAACACCAGCAATTGTAAAAGAGGTAGATGATGCGTAAGCAGCTGTATAAGTACCTGAACCATCTCCATATTCTACCCATTGACTGTCATTAAACCACTCTCTAGTATTTTTCATTAACGCCCTTATGGCGTTGTTTAAATTAGAAGGTAGCATCCCTTCGGCAGTAGAGATACCATTTAAGTCTGTGTTATTTGCTTGTGTTGTTGAATAATCTTTTATACCTGCCATTTAATCTCCTAAGAACCAAGCAAATGCTTTATTATTTTCTTGATTTTTTTCATTTACTAATGTGTTAATAGCTTCTTCAATTTGTCTTTGAAAAAACTCTTGTGTTTCAAAACTATATCTAACATTATCTATATCAGTTTTATCTGTCATCTCAACCCTGATCTTGATGCAACTATATCAATTCCTTGTGCATCTTTCCAAGCACCTCCGCTTGGTATTTTAACATTAACTTTAACATATCTTCCAGATTGTCTTACTGGATTTATACCTGTAGAATTCATGCTTGAAGAAGTTGATTCTGTAGCAATATCAGCAAGTCTATCTCTAGTTTTTAAAGTAACTGTAGCAGTTGCATCTACAATAGGTCTTACACCTATTATAGACGATCTTGTTCCTGGAAACAACTCTAATTCTGTAGTTTCTATTTCTCCTTCATTTTCTGTTCCTGAAAAAATAGCAGCTTTGTAATCACTATCAATAGCACCTAATAATAATTGTCCTCCATTCCAAAAATCAGTATCTAATGAAATATTAATGTTATCTAAATTTTCTGAAATAATGTCCATTAACTCAACTGTATAAGCTCCAACAAATTGTGAAAATATTGTACTAGCATTAGCATTTGCTGTTGACCATTTTTGAGTAGCATAATTATAAATTAAAACTTTATCACAAATACCAGTAGTATTAGATGTATCAGCAGAAGATGGATATAACCAAATTGCTAATTGATTAAAAGGATCTGTAGCTGCAACTATTCTATCAGAAAATGCTTTGTTTAAATCTAAATCAAAAAATCTATTTACTTTTTCTGCACCTATTGCAGTAACTTGATCTCCATTAACTTCAAAAAATCCGTCATCCGCATAAAAAAAGACTCTACGATTATCTTGGCAAACAGTTCTTCCATATACTGCTCCTCTATTAGGTGAAATTACTGATAGCCTAAATACTGTTGCACCACCGACATAATCCATTCTAATTATTTGATTTTGCCTAAATACATAACCAATCTCTCCAGAAGTTATATGAACTATTTGTCCACCTGATCCTGGTAGGTCTTGCAAGTCTGATTGTTTAGTTCCAGCTGCCCAAGTTGTAATATCATTTATTCCTGACCATTGTATTCTATTAGTTGCACCAACATGATTACCTGTTACTAAAAAATCTCTAATTATACCTGAAACTTTAAATGTAGGTACAGTACCTGATGTTCCAATAGTTGAAAGATCTTCAAAAGAAGATGATGTTCCCATTAAATAATATTGAGGTGCATCTACACCATTACTAGCTATGATATAATTTCCAAATTGTGTAAATGTAACATAATCAGTTGCATCTCCAGTCAAAGGAGTTCCACCATAAAAATTTGTAGTTGTTAATCTTACAGTATCAGACGAAACATTTGTTAAATTATTATTTCCAACTGTTGCTCTTGTTACAGTTACAACTGCACCTGATACACTTGCTGAAAAATCTGCATGACCATTAATAGTATTTTTTAAATTTGTAGCAGTAGTGTCGTTGTTTGTTTGAACTTGAAATTCATTTGTAGATGGTGAACCAGTAACAGATGTAAAGACAACAGTTGTACCATCATTTTTTTTTAAAGTAATAGTTTTACTTGCACCAATATTTGCATAGTCTGAAACTGTAATTGTGCAAGTTGCAAAAGCTGTACTTAAAACTTTACCTCTTGCTCCTCTTTCTGAAAAAGCACCACCAGTTAATTCATAAATAGTTTCTTGTGTTGCTACAAAATTAAATACAGTATTAGAATTATCTCTAAAAGAACCTGCACCTCTTGAATCTTTTGTAGTTGTATTTGTAGAATAATTAACTAATGAAGGAAATCTTTTATAAGAATTTAAAGCATAATAAACATTGTTAGCTACATTAGCACCAGGATTGTTATGCTCTGGTTGGTCAGGAAGCCATTCTCCAAAAGGTATTTGCATAAATTTCCTTAATTGTTATTACTTGTAATAATTCTTGACACATCATTAAACGCACCTGAAACAGTTACATCACCTGTTTGTTGCAAAGGTGCATTTCCATATTGATCTTCTCTGTCATTTCTCTCTAATCTTTCAAGAGCTGTAGAATACATTTGTTGCCATTGTTGAACTTGTCTTGGTTCAATTCCACCTAAAAAATTAGCAGCATGGTATAGTGAACCATATAAATAAATTGCAGGATGATTTGATAAAATATAATTAGAAGTATTTGAATCTGATAAAGGATCAAATTCTTTATAATAATTTACAACACCTGTGTAAGAACTATCTGGAGATGGTGCAAATCTAAAATTATCACCTAGTATTGTAAAAGTTACTGGTAGTCCAGTTGTTGAACTTCCTTTAATTTGATCCATTTGTGCTGGAGTAATATATCTTAAAGCATATTTAGTTCCACCTTGTAAAATATAAAAATCTCTTATTTGTAAAAATCCAGTCGGTAATGCTTTAGTTTCAGAATCAATAGTAAAAGAACTATCAGTTGCGTTCATTTTTCTTATTCTTAATTTAGAATTAAAATCTTTTTCTGTAAGAACAATAAAATCTTCTGAAATTTCTGATGTTAAATCTGATCTATTAAGCCAATTTGCTATTGATGTTTTTAAATCTGAATATGTTGCAAGTGCCATTATAATTTACCTTCTGCTGTTTTAAAATATTTAAACTCATTACTATTTAATTTTGTTTTTAATATTTTTGTTTGAACTTCTTTAGGAAGTGAAAACCAATTGTTACTACCATTATACTCATTCGCCCAAACAGATAAAGCTAAAGTTGGAATAGAAGCTACTCTTTTTAAATCTCTGGATTTAGAATATCCATCATTTAAATTTAGTAATCTTTTATTGTGTTGTAAATGAGGATCTATATTAACTTCTTCATTTAAAACAATTTTCTTTTCCATTTCATCTAAAGAAAATGTTTCTTTTTTTAAACCATCAATATTTATATCTTTTCTCATCTACCTTGACCTTTATATCTTGTGTTTTTTTGTTGTCGTTTTTCATTTTTGTTTTTTGACTTTTTATGTTTACCAGGTCTTTTTCTAGGTTTAGGTCTTGGAACAAAATTGACAAACTTTTGTCTAGCCACTAAGCACTCAACTCAACAACAGATATATCATCACCACTAGAACCAATGATTGCAACTTTTTCACCTGGAGAAACTTTAAAAATTTCTGGTTCGTTTGCAGGTATATAAATTTTGCTTGTAGTTGCAGTTGGATTTGCACCAAATAAAATGTGAACTGCTGCGTTAGAACAAATTCTTACATATTCTGATTGTGATCCAAAAGCTGATGATTGAGTAGATGAACTACCTGTTAAAGCAATCATCTGAACTGTTGTAGGTCTTAATCCGTAATTAAAACTCATATTTTTTTCTCCTAATTTTTAGGGGGAAATACCGCTAGGCAAGATCCCCCATTTATTTATTATCTTCTTATTACAAATGTAACAAGTAATTTTTTAGCTCCAGTAGAACCACCATCAGTAATCATTTCGATAGTGCCATCTTCTTCTACTCTGTTTAAAGCAGTAGGTTCAGCAGAATCTACAGTACCAGCAGCAGAACCAGAGTGAGCAACTGTTATGCCACCACCAGTTACAGCAGTACCACCAATTTCAAAAGAAATTGCAGCATTTGCTCCAGATATTGCACCTTGTAAAGCAGTTATAATTTTAACTATTTTACCACCATCAGGTACAGCAACAAAAGTTGATGAAGCTGTAGAAATATCTTCTATTTCAGCAGTTATAAAGTAATCGTTTAATGTTCTCATTTTTTTATCCTTTTTATTTGCTTCGTTCCGTCATTGACTTCAAAGACCAAACAAAATTGTTAATTGAATGATGGGGGATAATTCCCCC